AGTTTTACACATCTTATAGTTTGGTTGTTTCCAATGTTATAAGGATGGCCAAATTCAGCTTCATAATCTTTCTTTAATATAATTGAAGTATCTTTTGGAGTCAGGTGCCATCGAGTAGGAAGGGTTTCCAAAAAAGAAGTCCAAAGAAAATGGTGGTAACCACCCTCGGTCCAACAAAGACCTCCTCGAATCTCTGATTTCTTTGTTGCTCTAGTACCATTAATACAGAATTCATATAGATAAGGATATAGTTGAGCTCTAGATGATGCTCCTTCAGGTGGGTCTATAACTTTTGGTGCTGGTATCATTATTCTATTTAAAAATTCCTCATATTTTATAGGACTAAGAGATTGGGGCATAAAATGTGCTTGGCCATAAATTGCATTTTTAAGTTTCCGTTGTATTGGAAAATCGTCTCGAAGCATTTCACATTCTGCGGGTTCCCCGTTAGGTTTTTCAACCATGAACTGTAAGATAGGTAAAGTATATTT